GGTGGAGGACGTGTTTGTATTGAGCGGTATGCCGGTTTGATTTGTAGACGGTGTTTGGCTGTTGCCTGTAAAGCTGGCACCGCCGATAGGCGGTGAGGCAGGGACTTCACCGGTCGTGAGCACATGTGTTTGACCGAAGTTGGCACACGATGCACCGGCAACGGTGAAAGCCGTACCGCAGCCGCTGGCCAACGTGGTCAACCGACTGGCGGCGCCGCTGGGTCCCATGTTGTCGAGGCCGGCAATCACCCGCCCGCGCAGATCGGGAACGATGAAGGTGTTGGCGCCGCAATTGCCGTAAGTGGTGCTGATGACGGCGAACAAGACGGTGTAAGGCGGATTGGTGCCGGTGTAGCAAGTGCCATCGGAGATAAGCCAGCCGGCAGGCGGCGTGGAGGTGTGCCAATCGCGCACCTCGCCAACCTGCGACGTGTCGCTCATCAACACGTATTCGGTGCCGTCATAGGTGGCAACATAGGCATTGCCGTTGATCAGCTCACCCCCGACCATGACCTGCGCACCGATGTGCGTCTTGCGGAATATGTTCTTGACGCCGGTCCCCGCCACGTTGAGCGTTGCTGCTCCCGTGTTGCTGGATCCGGCAATGAAGCTGACCCTGTAACCAGTGTTGAGGCTGAAGTTGTTGGGCAATGTCGCGGCAACGATCTGCGCATTGGCGGTGCCGGTGGTCGCCGCCGTGGCGGTGAAGTTCGCCGTGCCGCCCGCCGATGGCGTGATCGGCGTAGTCAACCCGGTGAGCTGGGTGATATCGCCGTTCACCCCAGCCGCCGCCGCATTGCCGAGGCATGTCACCAGCGAATTGAAGTTGGCGTTGACCTGCGTGGCATCCGCCACCGTACCGTTGACGAAGGTGAACGGCACCGAGCAGGGCACATTGGCCCTGGTCCGGGTGGGCATGAGCTGGTACACGGCAGCCAGCACCAGCCCGGCGCCGACGATCCGTGCAAGCTCCAGCCCAATGCGCCGCCAGCTCATCCCGTGGCTCCGATGTCGACCAAGTACTTGAGCACCTTATAGCGCATTCTCAGCGCGCCGATAATATGCGCCGAGCTGGATTGCCCTTGCAACTGAAAGCTGATGTCGGTGAAAACAATCGGCGCGGTCCAAGGGATCTGCCGCTGCGTCAACTGGGTCAAGCCCTGCCCCCACACCCCGGTGCCCCAGGTGAAGCCGCCCCACATGCTGGCGCTGCCCGGCAGCACCAGACTGACGCTGCCAAAGACCTGCCCATTGGGATCGATGGCCACCGCGGTGATCGGCGGGGCCGTAGGCGAGAATTGCAGGTCGATCGAGCTTTTGATGATGCGGCCGTTGGTCGCCTGCTCATTGTCGGGCAAGGTCGTGGTCTGATAGCTCCACGTCATCTGCACGGTATTCTCGACGAACACGCTGGTGCTGTTCTGCACCGGATCGGACTGCCATATGCCCTGCACCCCGAACGGCGCCATGATGAACGTGTTCTGGTACGGCGCGATCCATGAGGCATTGAAGGTATGCGGACCCGACCATTGATTGCTGGTGATGTGGTACCAGAACTCCTGCTGCGGCGTGTTCACCGCCGCCCCGTTCTGCGTCGAGATGCGCATGATGTTGGTGCCGCAGGTGGCCGTGATGCGCGACACCACCACCGAGGAGACGAACGGCACCGAGATGCCCTCGCCGTAGATCCCGATCGGATCCGATACCGTGCCATCGAAGCTGACCAGCCGCACCCCATCGGGCGATACAAACGCCAGCCCCTTGGGTGTCGGGCAGATGCCGCGAGGGGATAATGTGCCGGTCGCTACATTGAGCGCATTGATCGCCAGCGTATTGAGCGCCGCATCGCCGGTGATCTGGAACATGTTCGCCACGCCCTTGAACACGATCAGCGCCTGCACGATGCCGGTGATCATGTTGCGCATGCGCAACTGCCCCAGCGCCGTCAGCGGCGTGTTGTCGTTGAACGTCAGCGCCTGATTGGCATTGGTCACATTGAGCGGATTGAGCACATCGGTGAACACCACGGACGGCTGCGCGGTGCCGTTGACGATCCAATAGGCCCGGTTGAAGAACTGCGCCACGAAGGTCGGCACCGTGGTGAAGGTGATGGCGCCGGTCAGGTTGCCGGCATGCCACACCGGAGCCGTAGGGATGGAGATGTCGAACCAGCCGAAGAAGTTGGCGGTCGAGCCGAAGCCGGGATGCGTCACCAGCACCTTGGAGCCAACTACGTCCATGGTCGGCGGCACCCAGGCCCCGGTTGTCGGCACCTGCGCCGGCACCGTGCCCGCCGTGATACCGGTCACGGTGACGAATGCCTGCGTCGAGAGATTGTAGGCGAACGGCTGATCAAAGCCGGGATTGAGCGTGGTGCGCACCATGCCGTACATCATGGTGCCGACGATGAGCGCAACGCTGATCTCGGTGACACCGGGGAAGCTCGGGCTGACATTGGTAGCGAAGTTCCCGATCCGCACCGCCGCCGGCCGGCATACCCACTGATTGGTCGTCGATGGATTGGGGATCAGGTTCTGCAAGCTCTGCATGGAGCCGGGGAAGTTCTGATCGGCATCCAGGGCGTCGCCAACCCCCTTGGGGCGCCACACGATGACTTCCGTGCCGGGTTCCACGTCACCAGCCCACCAGCTTGGTGTTGCGCAGGTTCTGGAAGCTGCCGCGAAACGCCGCCGATCGAGCTTCACCGTCTTGGCGCGGTTGGTCCAATCATCCTTCATCTGGTTATAATGACGAAGAATATAACCAGCACCGCCAGGATTATCATCGCCCAGTAGAGCTGCCGCTCGGTCGTCATCGTAGCCCTTGCACAGTTCACCCGTGATCCGCGTCAATAGATAGTTCTGGTTGGGGAACCAGGGAATGGTGCTGCTGGTCTGTGGCGTGGTGATGTCAGGCATGTCGCGCATGTAGCGCAGCACGGCTTGATAGGCCCCGGAGGACGGCATCCAGAAGAAAGCGGTGGGCGGGACAGTGGCTACGTCGACGGCAAAGATCACGGGGAAATTCGATAGTCCGGCCTGGGCGACCATGTTGTCGAATTCAGCAAGGTCCACGGGTATGAGATTATAGGGAACCCCGGAGATGTAGTAGAAGCACTCGTCGGGTAATGCCCGGAGATAGTCGGCAGGGAAGGGCATGGAGCAGCGGTTGAGGAAGTCAACGGTGGTAGGCAGATTGAAGTAGAGGGTTCCTCGGGCTTGGGCGAAATCATAATTAAGACACAGCTCCTCCAGGACGATATTAAGCAGCTCGCCAGCCTGCACCGTGAAGCCGGGAACCCCAGCTTCCGATGCAGCTCGCTGGCAGATCTGCTGCGCTGTGAGAGCCATTCATATCACTTATGCGGCGTGGGCTTTGGCGGTGGTGTATAGATCGGCTGCTCAGGTGTCCCACCCGCAGGCTCATCGATCTCAGGCGGCGTACCGACAGGCTGGTCATGCTCCGTCAAATTGCCAACCGCTACGAACGAAATCGTCTTGTCGGCAGTCACCCCAACGATCTTCACGCTATGCACCTTCATGTGATCCTCCATTCAACTTCTGTAGGATACGGTCACGCTGCGTTTCCATGGTCTCCAGCTCCTGCCGGTGCCGCTCCTGCATGCCCGCATTGTCCTGCAGATATTTGGCTTCGTTCCCGGTAGGCCGATAACCACCACGCCGACCACTGTTCTCCCAATGGGCACGATACTCTTCATCCTTGATCCTGCGATCCTCCATCAGCTTGCCGTACTGCTTGGTCAGATGCGCGATGTTTCGCTCCAGCTCCTCCAGCTCATTGCCCCATTGCAGGCGCTGCGCCGCCCGTCCCATCTTGTCCAGCAGCTCGTTCATATCCTTATCAGGACAATCACGAACGATGTATGACGTCAGGCCGATCTGCTTCTTATCGGAAATTCTTACGTCGAATTGGACTTGCAGGGCTATTTCTTTTGCTACCGGTTGCTCGGTTTGAGCAGGTGGGGTATCCACTATCAACCTCCAAGAATGGCCTTTGCGCTTTGGTTGGCATGGGCGCGGGTCAGTACAATACCACGAGGGCGAGACCGACCAGCAGGCTGATGATAAAAGGCACGATTAGCTCCGCCAACATCATCCTCGTGGTTCCACGCTCGCTGCATGATCTCTCGTAACGTCTCGCATTTGTGCTTTGGCTCTCGGTAGGTGTAGGCATGCAGATATTCCACCCCGTCGATCAGGATATGAAAGGCATGGCCGGGCAGATCAATGATTATGTCCTGCATCTCCTCTGACTTGATGTGCTTGGATCGCGCAGTGCGCAACGCCTTCTGGAAGAATGCCTCTTCCTCCTGCGTCTTTATCTCCTTGCCTACCTGCTCCTCCGCGCGCTTGATGACCGCCGCTTTCTCCTCGTCATTGAGCGAGCAGTTGTCGATACGGTCCAAGAACCGCTGCGGGATCGGTGGTGTCGGCTTCACGAATGCACCCAATTGCCATTGGCGGCGCAGTCGGCCGACAGCAGGATCGGCCAGCCGGTCACCGCATCAAGCCCGATGAAATCCCCATACTTGCAGATCAGCACGCCGCGACCAGGAACAACCAGGGTGCCCTTCTGCGTATAAGCGCCATTGACCAAGTTGCGCGGCTGGCCCGTCAGCAAGGCGGCGTTGACCATGGGGATGTCCGACTTGATGGCTTGGATCAGCGCCGTGTTGGCGGCGCTGGCATCCTCGTCCACGCCAACCTGGAACCCACCAAGGATGGTGGTTGAAGTCGTACCGAGCGTTCTCAGTGCCATTATCCACCACCGGTCAAGAACCCATTCATCCGCCCCAGATTGGCATTCATCTGCGTCGACAGATCGGTCGTCATCGAAGTCAGCAATGACGTGATGTCACCCGCTGTCAACGCCGTGCCGGTACCACTGCCGCCAATAAATGGCGATACGGTATCGAAGAAAGCCAGGGTCTGTGATGGACCCGAGCCGCCCACACCACCACCCAAAGGAGATAGCTGACCGGACATGGGACCAATGCCCGGCGGTATCTGATCGATCCACGCTTGATAGCGAATTCTCCAGGCCATTGCGTCCTCCTTATCCGAAGGTCAGGTTGAAGGCCGAAGTGCTCTCCAGCCGCATGGCGAACTGTTGGTTCTGGATGAGTGTTCCATAGAAGCACTTCCAACCGACAATTCTCAATTGATTGAGCGGATCAGACTTGTCGCCCTCTTTCAGGTAGGTGAATTTCACGTCATCCAGCTTGATCTGCCCATAGGCACCACGGCCAAAGATGAAGGTGGGATAGACCGTAACGCCGGTAGCCGGGGCTGCGGGCGGCACCTGCGCCGTGCCGATACCGGTGATGACCACGGTTTGCCCCGGCGCGAGCTGCGTTGCCTGCCCCTGCATCGGCCCAACGGTGGGACCGGCAGTCGTAAGCCCAAGATTGACCGGGCTGGTGGAGCCGGGCTGCGATACGTAGACGTTGAAAG